TTGTGGATGAAGCACAAGATTTAAGTTTAGTACAATGGAGATTAGTTAAGAAGATAGAAGAAAAGTGTCAAGACTCATACATATCAGGTGATGATGACCAGGCCATATACAGATGGAATGGTGCACATGTTAATACGTTTATAAATTTAGAAGGTGAGAGAACGGTATTAGATCAATCACAAAGGGTGCCTCAAAAACCTTTTGCACTAGCAAACAGTATAATAAAAAAAGTAAGAAACAGAGTAGAAAAAAAATGGTTACCAAAAAAAGAAGAGGGTTCTGTAGAGTATTGTAGTAATCTTCATGAAGTAGATTTTTCAACAGGTAGATGGTTAGTATTAGCACAAGCTAATTACATGTTAGCAGGTATTGGAAATATATTAGATGAAAAAGAATTGTATTGGCAGCGAAGACATGCAGTGCCGAGAGTAAAAAATATTTATGAGATTATACAAAAATGGAATGATTTAAAAAAAGGTGTACCTCTTCACTATAATGACATTAAAAAAATTGTTGCAAAGATGACTAAGAATAATTGGGATCCTAAGTTATTTAAAACAATAATCAAAGATGGTTTTTATGACATAGATACGTTGAAAGAAAAGTACGGTCTTAAAACAGAATCTGATTGGGATGAAGCATTAGATGAAGTAGGTGATGAAGATATTTATAAAATAAAAAAATTAATTAGATCAGGAGAAGATTTAAATAAGAATCCTAGAATTAGTATATCTACAATACATGGTGTTAAGGGTAATGAAAGAGAAAATGTAGTTGTAATAACAGACTTAGCGGGTGCAGCATTTATTGATTATGACAAAAATCCAGATGACACACACAGATTGTTTTATGTTGCCTGTACAAGAACCGAGAAGAACTTATATATAATCGAACCACAAACAAAGAAGGCTTATAATCTATGACAAACAAAGATCTATTTAAAAAAGCAACATACGATTCACTAGACAATCAAGTTGGTGGAAAACATTATAAACAAATGAAGATACAACCTGCAGAGTTTATAAACGAAAACAAATTGCTTTTTGCGGAGGGCAATGCTATAAAATATATATGTCGACATCAGTCAAAGGGAAAAGAAGAAGACATAAATAAAGCAATACACTATTTAGAGATGATATTAGAAAGAGACTATTCATGAAACCTGTATTCAAACCACAAACAGAGTGGCTACCACCAGAATCTTTTCCGGACTTATCAAAGTATGATGAGATTGCAATTGACTTAGAGACCAAAGACCCAGATTTAAAATCAACAGGTTCAGGTTCAGTTATTGGTAATGGTAAAGTTGTAGGTATAGCTGTAGCTGTAGAGGGTTGGTCCGGATATTATCCTATCGCACATGAAGGTGGTGGTAATATGGATAAGAATATGGTCATCAAATGGTTTACCAATGTACTAAAAACACCTGCAATTAAGATATTTCACAATGCAATGTATGATGTGTGTTGGATTAGGTCTATGGGCCTTAAAATAGAGGGTAAGATAGTAGATACCATGATTGCTGGCTCTCTCGTGGACGAGAATCGCTTTCGATATGATTTAGGTAGTTTGGGTCGTGATTACGTTGGAATAGGCAAGAGTGAGGCTGTATTAAAGGAAACTGCAGCGCATTGGGGCATAGATGCTAAATCTGAGATGTATAAACTACCTGCAATGTATGTTGGCGAATATGCAGAACAAGATGCTGTTGTAACTTTAAAATTATGGCAAGAAATGAAAAAACAAGTTGAACATGAAGATGTACAATCTATCTTCGATCTCGAGACTCAACTTTTTCCTTGCCTTGTCGATATGCGATTTTTAGGTGTCCGTGTAGACGTCCAAAAAGCCAACCAATTGAAGAAACAATTAGTTGCAGAAGAAGAATTATCATTATTATCAGTGAAAAAGGCAACAGGAATAGACATTCAAATATGGGCTGCAAGATCAATTTCCAAAGTTTTTGAAAAACTAAACTTGCCTTATGACGTAACTGAGAAAACAAAAGCACCATCCTTTACTAAAAATTTTTTACAGAACCATTCACATCCAGTGGTTCAACAAATTGCACGTGCAAGAGAGATTAATAAATCACACACAACTTTTATTGATACCATATTAAAGCACTCACATAAAGGTAGAATACATGCTGAGATCAATCAAATTAGATCCGATCAAGGTGGTACTGTAACTGGTAGATTCAGTTACAACAATCCAAACTTACAGCAGATCCCTGCACGGAACAAGGAACTTGGACCAATGATCAGGAGTTTGTTTATACCAGAAGAAGGACACACTTGGGGTTGCTTTGACTACAGTCAACAAGAACCACGTCTTGTTACACACTATGCAAGTCTTGATGATCTTTATAAAGTAAATGAAGTTGTTGATGCATACAATGATGAGCCTGACACAGACTTTCATAAGATCGTTGCAGATATGGCTAACATTCCAAGAAGTCAAGCTAAGACAATTAATCTTGGTTTGTTTTATGGTATGGGTAAAAATAAATTACAAGCAGAGCTAGGTGTATCTAAAGAAAATGCTGATGACTTGTTTAGAACCTACCATGACAAAGTTCCTTTCGTTAAAATGTTAATGGAAAGTGTAATGCGTAGAGCCCAAGACAGAGGTCGAGTCAGAACTTTACTTGGACGTAGATGTAGGTTTAATTTATGGGAGCCTAACCAGTTCGGAATACATAAATCTTTGCCTCACGAAGAAGCGCTCGCGGAACACGGACCAGGGATCAAGCGTGCCTTTACATACAAAGCATTAAATAAATTAATACAAGGATCAGCAGCTGATATGACTAAAAAAGCAATGGTTGATCTATACAAAGAAGGTATCGTACCGCATATACAAGTACATGATGAACTTGATATATCAGTAGATGGTAATGCAGATAAGATAAAAGAGATTATGGAGTCTGCAGTAGAACTAGAAGTACCCAACAAAGTGGACTATGAATCTGGTCCTAATTGGGGTAATATAAAATGAGGATAAATTATGGCTTACTTAAATGCAAACATACCAGCAACCTATGCACAAATAAGAAGAGAGTATTTATATGATTGTAAAAAACATCATGGAGAAGTTGAAGACTGTATTATCTTTGGTATTAGCGCTCTTACAGGAAGGGCTGTATTATTTCATGCTATTATGGAAAACGGTGCAATATTTTATCGCTTACCAATTAGCGCGTTTATTCAAAAGGGATTTGAACCATCCGGAGTGCCCACAAGACGACTTGATGAACTTCAGCTCTGGAATTGTTTTTCTTATTATCCTTCTGTCCATCGTTGGGATATTTTAGACGGACAAGCCGGTAAATATATCGGAAAAGATAAAAAATGGCATCCAGGTAAGTACTTATTTACTGTTGACTTTGCACATCCAGATAGTAACATACTAGATACTGATCATTCAGAGATCCCGCACGAACATAAGTGCGCTCACATAATTGCCTTAGATGACGGTAATTTTGCAGCACAACCTAACAACAGATGTATATGGGACCTACCTTCTTTTACTGTAAAAGATAGTACTCCTGACTGGAAAGTGCAGACTTCTGAATGGAATGTAGAAGATAGCAGGGCTTGGCGTACTGAAGACACCGACAAGTTCTTCTATGAAATCGAGGAGAAAAAAAATGATTGAAAAAATGAAAAGTAAAGCTATGCATTACTGGTCAGACCACAAGATTGAATGTCTTGTATTTGTCATTCTTGTTGTAGCTTACATAACTAAGTAATGCGTAATGAATATATTAGATATATTAAAAAAAAATGTAGTAATGGTTCCGGTTGTAGCATCTGTTATAGTCGGAACTTTTACAGGTGTTAGATATATCGTAAGTTTGACAGAGACTATCAATCAAAATCAAGCAGCAATTGAAAAAATACAGAAAACAGATTTAAAAAATCAAATCGGATACATCGCTAGAATACAAGAAAATCAAAGTCATTTATTGTTAAATATCGAAACAAACAAAGGTAATACTATTGTTACAAATGATAAACTTAAAACAATGGAACAAAAGATAAATGAAATGGAAAAAGATTTTAAAAATTTTTTAATTATGCGTAGTACATTAACAGGAGAAAAATAATATGGAGTGTGCCAGTATGAATTATTATTTTACAGGCGTGTTAGTCATAGCTTTTGTTGCATTAACAGTAATTGTAGCACCATTATGAAATATTTAATTATATTTATTTTAACAGCAGGGTGTGTAAAGAGTGAACATGATTTTATAACTGCTCCTCCTGGTCTAACTTCTGCGATATATGAACAACTAATAAAAATAGAAAATGAAAATAAGTGAAAATACATCAATAAGTATGCCTATGAAAAATATGCTAGCAATCATTGCTGGTGTAGCCATGGGTGTTTTTGCATATACAGAGGTCACATCTAGATTAACAAGCCTAGAGACATCAAGAGAACTATTCCAGGCAGACTTACTCAAGAAGAGTGAGCAACTGCCCACGGACCAAGAACAATACATGTTGATAGAAGACTTATACAAGACAACAGAGAAGTTAGAGATAACTCAAGAACAAAATATGACGAACAAGGTTAATATAGAATTTTTAAAAGCTCAACTAGAAAAAGCATTAACTGATGTTGAACAATTAAAAGATAAGGTAAGAGCAAATGGCAACGGGACGCATTAATGATTGAAGTTGTAGTTGCATTACTGATGATTATTAATGGTGAAATAAAAGAACATAGAATACAAGAGTCTATGTCTAAATGTTTAAAAGGTAAAAGAATTGCAATGCGTTCAAATACTGGTAATAATGTAGACTACCAATGCATAAAATCGAAAGCAGAAACAGAAATTTATATGGGTGAAAAATCTATAAAAATGCTTATACTAAAATAATGAAATTTTCAACAGAGATTGTAAATGGTCAATGTCCAACTTGTGAAGAGATTACAATGTTAGTTGGATTAAGTAATCAATTATTTAGATGTTTAAATTGTGGTACAGATTTAATACAACATGTAAATGGTAAAATTGTATACCTACCATCTATTACAAGAACAAAGGATACTACACCGTTTGTAAAAGAATGGAAAGATGGCTAAAAAATTTAAATCGTTTGAAACAAGAGACCAACCTAAAAAAAGAGGACCTCGCAAACATAAAAAATCATTGAATAAGAACGAAAAAAGACAAAAACGGACCCGAAGATATAAAGGCCAAGGTAAGGGTTGACAAACATCCTCTAATATCCTATATATAAGATAACCTTCTTATAGAGGTTAATTTTTAGATTACCTAGCCTTACGAAAGTTTGGCTAGGTTAAAATTATAAACAAAGGAAAGTATGAAAGAAAAAAACAAGTTTGAGAAAAGATATGCTAAAGGCATAAAATTAGATGTTAGAAACAAGGGTACTTGTTATGTAACTATGAAAACAAATGCAGGTGAATTGACTGTGTATATAGATGCTATGGATGGATTAAAAGATGCACCATTAGTTAATGCATGGATACCTGGTAGAAAAGTTAGAGAGGTGTTTGTAAAATGAAAACAGTAACAATAAATGTAGAGGGAGCATCACAAAACCAATGGTCTACTTTTTTATTAGAACTTAATCTGATGAAAAAAGCCTGGAAAAGGTATGGTGTAACTACAGAACTAAAAGCACATAGTATAAATAAGATAATAAATTTAGGTACAACTGTGGGAGAAGCAAATAGAAAACTTAGACAAAAAAATAAATAATGGATCTAATAATACAAAACGACGAATTGTATCAATTAGTTCCTGTCACAAAGCAGATGATGGAACATATGTCTTTGTTGGTAAAAGTAAATTGCTTCGACC